GTCAAGATTTTGGCCCAGCCAATGGGCTTCCAACTTTTGCTGCTTTCCCCTTGAATAAGGATAGATTTGCATTAGGAGCAGTTGATCTACCAGAATATACTTCTACTGGAGGAACTTTAAGTCCTACAGATTGGAATGATAATTTTGCCCAAGTTGGTTTTAGAGGAAATGGTAGTAATACAACCGTATCCAAACTACCAGGACAAGTTACTCCAAGTACAGATTTTTACAATGTTATAGTTGCTGCAAATGAACCTTTAGGGGTTACAACAGCTGATTCTGGTGGTAGAGTACATTGGGATGTTGCTGTAGGAACTTTAGGTCAATTTGTTAGTAAAATATTAGGTGTTAAAATTGGAAGAGTTCCTGGACCCTCTCTTGGAACCGTTAATGCATCAACGCCTGATGAATTAGCTGCAGGTATTATGTTAATATCAGGATATGGTATTTTAAAAAATGATGCTTTAGCATTTGCAACTCAACCACCTCCAGCATAAAATAATAAACTTACAGTTCGATTCATAGCCGAGCGATTATATAAAATAAATTTTGAGATCTGTGGCCTCCTATTTGGAGGTCACATTTTTTTTTCGTATATTAATAACACATAAAATAAAAGTCTAAATGAATAGTAAAGTAATAATGATAGGTGCCGGAGTAGCAAATGTAAATGCTGCTACTAAACTAATTGATGAAGGTTATAAAGGTAAAATTACCATAATAGATATGGGTAAAGATCCATACTTAAGACCTTATGAAGAAGTAATGACTGGTTTCTTAGGAGCTGGTGGTTGGTCTGATGGTAAATTAACCTACCATACTTCAATTGGTGGTCAGTTAAGTAAATATGTAGGTGAAGAAAAAGCAATGGAGCTATTTGATCAAGTAATTGATAATTTTAAACGTTTTCACCCTAAACCAGAAGAAGTACAATGTTCAAATCCTATAGCTGAGCCAGATTTTATTAAACCCTATTTTGGGTTACGTTTATTCCCTGTATGGCACGTTGGTACAGATTACTTACATGAAATAGGTAAAAATTGGTATGATTTTTTAGTAGAAGGTGGGGTTGAATTTTTATGGGAAACTAAAGTATCCGATATTGATTTCGATAATAATAAAGTATTTTATCCCAAAGTAGCAGAAATGGATAGTGCTGAATTACCAGGAGATTTAAAATGGGTAAGTAATAATGTATTAGAATATGATAAACTTATCTTTGGTGTAGGTAAATCAGGTATTGACTTTGGTAAACAATTAGCAGAAAAATTTGATTTGCCAACTGAACCAAAACCAGTACAAATTGGTGTTCGATTTGAAGCACCACAAAAACACTTTCAAAAATTAATTGATGTAAGTTATGATTTTAAACTATATCGCAAATTCGAAGACAAAGGAGTATCATTACGTTCTTTCTGTACAAACAACAATGCAGCATATGTTGCTGTTGAGCAAACGTATGGAGATGTTAGTTATAATGGACATGCTAAAAAAGGAGAAGAGCATAGAAATGATATGACTAATTTTGGAATCTTAATGGAAATTCAGGGTATTGATAAACCATTTGAGTGGTCAAGGGAATTAGTTAAATTAGTAAATGAGTCTTGGATGGATACAAGTAAGGGAATAGGTAGATATGCCCGTAAAGCTCATTCAGGATTATATTATTCTCCTACACGTGAAGCCGGAATGACTAGTGAGGGTATTAAAGTTGATGCTATGCCTATTAATTCATTAAATAGCGTTAAAAATGCATTTCAAGGTTATTATGATTATATAGAAGATTTTATTAATGATATGAAAAAAGTATTCCCAACACTTAAAGATGATTGGGGTATTTATGTACCTGAAGTAAAATATTTGTCACCCGAACCATTAGTCAATTATAATGATTTAAGTTTAACAAAATATCCAAATGTTCATTTTGTGGGTGATGCATTAAGTGCAAGAGGAATAACAGTATCGGGAGCACAAGGAACATTAGTAGCAGAGCAGATTATATTACTAGATAAAGAAATAAATGCATTTTTAAACCACCCATCTAATAATAAAGAACCACATGAAATGGGTGACATGCATGAATATATTCAAGGTGGGTTAACAATGCCAAAAGAGAATACTAATAAATTAAATAAATAAAAATTATGAGCAGTAAATTTTATGAAGAAAAAGTAATTAAATATAAAGGAGCTAGACATTATTTAATTAGATTAGAAGGTGAAGAACATTTTAAACATCACAGATACGATTCACCAGCAATAGTACCTATCAATAAACAATCAGAGTTTAAAAGGGGATACTTTTTAAGTGGGATTGAATATGATGAAGAATCATTTAGAGAAATAATGAAGGAAAGAGAGGGTTTACCTTGGTACAAAACATCAGCTGGAAAAGGAACATCAAGACATTAATATGAGAGATCATACATTAGAAGCAATGCCTTATAAAGGGGAAATTCACGAAAAAGCATGGGGTCATGAGTTATGGATAATTAATAATGAACTTTATTGTGGTAAGTTATTAGTATTTAAAAAAGACAAATCTTTTTCAATGCATTACCATTTATTAAAAGATGAAGCCTGGTATATTAGTAAAGGTGAATTTCAATATACTTACATTGATACTGAAACGGCTAAATATCACCAAGTAATAGTAAAAGAAGGAGACTGCATTCATTTAATGCCAGGACAACCACACCAAATGTTGGCTATTGAAGAAGGAAGTTGTATATTCGAGGTATCAACACAACACTTTGATAGTGATAGTTATAGAATAGGAATGGGATCATCACAATTAGATCCAAAAAGTTTACCATTTTAATTATGATAAGAAAAAAATATAAAAAAGAAGATCAAGAATTAGCATCCACATTGTTGGAAACTAATAGAAAAACTGCTATATTAGAAATAAAATTAGTAGGTTTATCTAAAATGAAGGATAACTTACTTTATGAGTGTAAATATATAGATAATGGTACAATTAAAAATGTAGCTATTATAGCACAAGATGTAACACAGGCTTTAGCAAAATTAGACCCTTATGTAGAATCTGCTATCCCTGAAAATGTTTTAAAAATAATGCTTGGTAACGAGCGATATACTATATAATATGAAAATAGGATTATGTGGCACAATGAGTGTGGGTAAAACAACTTTAGTTAATGCTTTGACTAAAATACCAGAATTTAAAAATTATAAATTTAGAACAGAACGTTCTAAATATCTTATGGAAATGGGAATTCCACTAAATACAGATTCTACTGTAAAGGGTCAGTCTGTATTTTTAGCTGAAAGAGCTAGTGAATTAATGCAAGATAATATTATTACTGATAGAACAATTATTGATGTAATGGCATTTGCTAAATGTTCAAAATCTATATATTATTTTGAAGCAGATGATTTTTGTAATTTTGCATCCCATATGTTAAGTGAATATGATTATATATTTTATGTTTCACCTGAAGGGGTTGAAATTGAAAACAATGGTATTAGAGAAACTGATGCGGAATATAGAAAATTAATTGATCAAAATATCCAATTATTAATTACTAAATATAGACATAAGATTAAAAATTTAATTGAAATTAGCGGACCGACGGAAGAACGTATAAAGTCAGTTAAACAAGCAATTTCTTCATGATATTTATAACAAAATACTCTAATGAAAAAATCCGAATTAAAAGCATCAATTAAAGAAGAAATCCTTGAATTATTAGAAGCAGAATCTGCAGATGAAATTAGTGCTAAAGCCGATGCACAAGCTGAATTAAATAAGGAATTGGAAAAAACCCAAAATCTCATGAAAGAAGAAGATGATGATGAGGATGAAATGGATAAAAAAGCAATGAAGGGAGCTAAAAAAGGAGATTCTGTATCTAAATTAGCATCTAAACTCCAACAAACATCAGCAGAAATGAAACGAGTAGTTAAAAAATGGAAAAATGCTGAGGGTTCTGAAAAACAAAAACTTACAGATCGTTTAAGAGAATTAACAAAAATAAAAAAAGAGCTTGAAGGTCTTCTTTAAAAATATCCAATTTCTACTTATTGTAGTTTTAGTAGTACTCCTTTTATTACAAAGGAGTTGTTCTTCTAATCCGGATATTATTGAGCCTACAATTGTAACAAAAATTGAAACTAAATGGGATACTATTACTATTAATAAGATAGAATATGTTCCTAAATGGATTGAAAAAGTCGTAACTGTATATGAAAATGATACTATAATAATAAATACCCCCATAGATACCTTAGAAGTATTAAAAGAATATTATGCTAAAAATGTTTATGTAGATAAAATTGTATTAGATTCTTTAGGGACTGTAACAGTAACAGACACAATAACTCAAAATAAAATATTTTCAAGAAAAATACAATCAGATATATTAATCCCAACAACAACATTAACTCAAGAAATCTATCTTAATAATAGAGAATTTTATTGGGGTTTAAATGCCGCTGGTAGATCATCACAAATTAATTATTTAGGTGGGGGAATATTATATAAATCAAAAAGAAAAAACATATATGGTTTAGGGGTAGGTGTTAATGAAAACTTTGAACCTATTATATCAGGTAGTTATTATATGAAAATAGGTAAAAAATAAATGGCTGAAGATTTAAAAAAAATAATAAGACAAGAATATATGAAGTGTGCTCAAGACCCAGCCCATTTTATGAAAAAATACTGTTTTATTCAACACCCTCAAAGAGGTAGAATCCAGTTTAATTTATATCCATTTCAAGAAAAAACTTTACATTTAGTTAGAGACAATCCTTATTCAATAATATTGAAGTCAAGACAATTAGGGATATCAACACTATCAGCTGGTTATTCTTTGTGGTTAATGCTGTTTCATAAGGATAAAAACGTGTTATGTATAGCAACTAAACAAGAAACAGCGCGTAACATGGTTACTAAGGTAAAATTTATGTATGACAATTTACCATCATGGTTATCCATAAAAGCAGAGGAAAATAACAAACTATCACTTAGATTAAATAATGGATCTATAATTAAGGCAACATCAGCTAGTAGTGATGCTGGTAGATCCGAAGCAGTATCTTTACTATTAGTAGATGAGGCTGCTTTCATTGATAATATTGGTGAGATTTGGGCATCAGCTCAACAAACATTAGCAACTGGTGGTGGTGCTATTGTGTTAAGTACTCCCTATGGTACCGGAAACTGGTTCCATAAAACTTGGGTTAATGCCGAATCTAATGAAAATCAATTTATACCTATCAAATTACCTTGGTTTGTCCACCCCGAAAGAGACCAGGAATGGAGAGATAGCCAAAATGAATTATTAGGAGATCCTAGAATGGCGGCTCAAGAATGTGATTGTGATTTTAGTACATCCGGTGACATTGTATTTTATAATGAATGGATTGAGTTTTTAAATGAAACTACAATTAAAGATCCTATGGAAAGGAGAGGAGTAGACCAAAATTTATGGGTTTGGGAATCACCTGATTATTCTAGAGAATATATGGTTGTAGCAGATGTTGCACGAGGTGATGGCAAAGACTATTCAGCATGTCATGTGATGGATATAGCTACAAATACACAAGTAGCAGAATATAAAGGACAAATGCCTCCTAAAGAATTTGGATATTTTTTAACAGGTTTATCTACGGAATATAATAATGCTATGTTAGTAGTAGAAAATGCTAATATAGGATGGGCAACCTTAGATGCGATACAAGAAAGAGGATATAAAAATTTATACCAATCTCCTAAATCCGATGCTTTAACGGCTGAGTCATTTCTAAGAGTATTTGAAGGCAATTCAGAGATGGTGCCTGGGTTTACAATGTCAATGAGAACAAGACCTCTTTGTATTAATAAATTTAGAGAATTTGTAGGAGATAAATCTGTGATAATTAGGTCAAAACGTTTAATAGAAGAAATGAAGGTATTTATCTGGAAAAATGGAAGACCAGAAGCTCAAACTGGTTACAACGATGACTTGGTTATGTCATTTGGGATTGGTATGTTCCTACGAGACACATCATTAAAATTTCAACAACAGAGTTTAGATATGACAAGGGCAGCATTAGGTAGTGTAAAATCCAATAAAGTAACATATAGTGGAGGACACTCATCAATTAATTCAATAGAAAATCCATATGAGATGAAAGTAAATGGTAAATCTCATGATATAAAATGGTTATTATAATATTTATAAATAAATAAAATGGCAGATACAGGTTTATTCCCAAGATTAAGAAGGTTATTCTCTACAGACGTAATAATTCGTAATGTAGGGGGCAGCCAACTTAAAGTTTTCGATGTTAATAAAATTCAACAAAGTGGAGAAATTGAAACAAATTCACTAGTAGATAGATTTAATAGAATCTATTCAAATTCTTCAACATCATTATATGGTCAACAAGCTGGTTTCAACTACCAGTATTTAAGACCTATGCTATACTCAGAATATGATGCAATGGACACAGATGCTATTGTTGCATCTGCTTTAGATATTATAGCTGATGAATCTACCCTTAAAAATGATATGGGTGAAGTGCTGCAAATTAAATCTTCTGATGAAGATATCCAAAAAATATTATATAATTTATTTTATGATGTTCTAAATATTGAATTTAATCTTTGGCCTTGGGTTAGAAATTTAGCTAAATATGGAGATTTTTTCTTAAAATTAGAAATAGCTGAAAAATATGGAGTATATAATGTAATACCTTATACTGCTTTCCATATTGAAAGAATGGAAGGAGATGGTGAAAACCCAACTGAAGTTAAATTTAGATTTGACCCCGAAGGAGTATCAGCATCAGATTATGGTATGATGAGTGTACCAAATGCCGGGGTTAATAATTCTCGCTCTATTATATTTGATAATTATGAAATGGCTCATTTCCGTCTACTAACAGATATGAACTTTTTACCTTATGGTAGATCATATATAGAACCTGCTCGTAAATTGTTTAAGCAATATGTTTTAATGGAAGATGCTATGTTAATTCATAGAATTGTTCGTGCACCTGAAAAACGTATCTTTTATATGAATGTTGGGTCAATTCCTCCAAATGAGGTAGATGCCTTTATGGAAAAAACATTAAGTAAACTTAAACGTACTCCTCACGTAGATGAAAAAACTGGAGAGTATAACTTAAGATACAACATGCAAAACCTTTTAGAAGATTATTATATTCCTGTTAGAGGTAATGATTCAAGTACTAAAATTGAAAGTGCAAACGGGTTACAATGGGATGGAATTGCTGATGTTGAATATTTAAGAGATAAATTATTTGCTGCCTTAAAAGTACCAAAAGCATTTTTGGGGTATGATGAAAACACGGATGGTAAAGCAACATTAGCAGCTCAAGATATTAGATTTGCACGTACTATTGAAAGAATACAAAGAATTATAGTATCAGAATTATACAAAATAGGATTAGTCCACCTATACACTCAGGGTTATAGAGATGAACAATTAGCTAATTTTGAACTATCATTAACTACTCCATCAATTATATATGATCAAGAAAGGGTAGCATTAATGAAAGAAAAAATGGATTTAGCAGCTCAAATGACTGAAACAAATTTATTTCCTTCTGATTTCATTTATGACCATTTATTCCACTTAAGTGAAGACCAATATGACGATTTTAGAGATTTAATTAGAGAAGATGCTAAACGTAAATTTAGAATAGACCAAATAGAAGCAGAAGGTAATGATCCTGTTGAAACTGGTAAATCATATGGTACACCTCATGATTTAGCTTCACTATATGGTAAAGGTAGAATGTATTCAAATCCAGGTGATGTTCCTAAACCTGAAACGTATGATAAAGATGGAGATAAAGATGTATTAGGTAGACCAAAAGAAAAAGCTTCTAAAAGAAATACACAGGATGATAATTTTGGAAAAGATAGATTAGGTGCTAAAGGTATGAAAAAAGATTATAATGATACAAGCAAAAGTGGTATGGCTTTAGAAAATAATAGCCACTTTGCAAAGCATCAATCTATGTTAAAATCTATCCCTACGGGTAAAAGTTTAGTATTTGAAGATAAACCCGCAAAAAGTTCGCTTCTTGACGAGTCAAATATTAAGGAACAATAATTTTAGTATATTTATAAAAAAATATTGATTGATGTATATAAAACATTC